TCACGCGTTCACCATACGGTTTCTGAAATTTAGGCATCTTAGTGTCTCCTTAGTTTATTTAGGGTTAATATCTCCGATGGGATCTACCTTACTGGCACGATACGCCGAAGTTTAAGGTCATACCATCTCCCACTCGGTAGCTTGTAGTACCTTTGGTTGTTATCAGTAAAAGGTTTCTTATCTAAAACCTTCCGAATATATCCTTTATCCGCTTCCTCGTTATACCATTGGATATAATTATCTTTTGCCTTTTTAACAGACTCTTTTACAGCTTGCGAAACCTGCTGTCCTGTTTTTCCTGATTTTAACTTACCATACCAACCCATTACGGGCTCAACTATACCTGTTTGATTCTGTAATAAGGCTTGTGTCGTTCCTTGTAGTACATCATACAACCCGCTGGCGTCTTTTCCTGCCTTTCCTAGCATCTCTTTAATATTTCCCTCAATACGTTTATTCCTTGCCTCCTCTTTCGTCCGTTCTGTTTGCGCATCTATTAACTCCAGCTCCTTTTTTAATCTAGCAGTTTGTAATGCCGTCTGAACCGCCATTGATTTTGTTAGTGAAGCCGAACCTACTGCACCTGACGGCGTAGTCGCTCCACCCATCTTCGTTACTGCTAACATCGGGTTTAAGCCTGCCAATTTCAGGTCTGCCACCTGTCTTTGATAGGCAGTATTCGACATATATTCCTGCCACTTTCTTTGCTTTTCTGCTTCCGCGGCATTAAACGCCATCTGCGCATTGGCGAAACGCTTATCTATATTATATTGAAGAACTCCACCAATCAATCCGCTTGCAAGGTCTGTTATAAAACCCATACAACCTCCTTAAAAAGTGGCGGCCGAAGCCGCCGAGAGCAACAACAGATTAAAAATGGTCAATAAGGCCGGGTGTGCCATATAACGGCATAGGTCTAGCGCATTTCATCTTGAAATAAAAATCACCAATAAAATCAGGTTCAGTCGGTACCGCCAAAACCCTATCCATCGGCGTATTTTGCTTTATAAATGCGCTATTAAGGCTTGGTCTACTTCCGAACTCTTCTGACAAATGCCAAGCATCAAGACTACCCGTCGCATTTGACCTAAATTTGCCTGTAATCATACTCGGTTTGTAGCGATACTCCCCGTATCTTTCTTGATAGCCAAACACTAAATCGTCGTTTCCGGAACCATCTGTATAAATCTCTTTTGACAAAACCGCCTGCTCGCCAATTTGCGACAATGCTGGCCAATAAAAGTCATACCGCGTTGACCTACTCCAAAGTCTATTTAGTCCTTGCTGGTATGTGATGTCTGCTCTTGCGTTGATGAGCCCGATAATATATCCATGCTCGGTGAATGACTTAGTAAACCCAATTCCATCAATATGCGCAGTACCAAAGCCTGCAAGGTTTCCTTGCGGTGAAGTGGCATCTGTGCTAGTCGTTTGAGCAACTGGCGTAATATTAACCTGAGTACTGCCGCCTCCCAAATATTCAGGCCTTTGAATTCGCGCATCAGGGCTAACAACTCCAAAATGAGAGCGGATGATTTCGACATAACGTGTACCTCCTCTTGCGTCACGCTCCAATAATTTCTGAATCTGAAAAGCTTCTCTCAGCTGATTAATCGTCGCCGCAGTGGCATTTGTTAAGTCAGCATATATCGCAGGGTATCCTGAACCATCACCCTCTATAAAAATGTTTTGGGTGGTGTTATCCACACGTACATACTCATTATAAGTATTCAGTGTTCCACCAGTTTCTTTAATATTCGAAATTGGGGTTCCAGTTGTAAAAATCGAACCAGTACCTAAGCCTACTACTGGCGCCTGTGTACCCAATGGCAAATCAACTGCTGTCCCTTTCTGTGGCCAAGGTAAACACGATGTAAAATAATCGTGTTTCTTATTTCGTTTTTTCAATTGATACCATTCACCCTCAGTAACATCACTTATAACATTCTGCGAATCGTCCGTGAAAATGTTTGCAGAGTTCTGTAAATTTTGGTCTCTAAACCACTCATCCCAGATTAAATGATATGCCCTAAAAGGTAATAAATTTATATCCTTCGCTGCCGTTAATTGTCTAACTGGCAATCCAAAATAATCAGCCAATTGACCCTCATGAGAGGAGTTCAGTCCTGTATTTATAACTGGAACCGTAAAATCAATAGAATCATTCGGCTTTATTTGTTCGCCACAAAACTTTTGCCAATTATCCCATAATAAACGCATCGGAACGAAAAAATAAAACACATCAAGAAAGATGTTATCCATTAATGGGAATATTGGGGTCGTCATCCTCACCATTGAATAAGTTTTAAGGTTAAACGTATCTCCCGGCAAAACCTCATCTAAGAAAATAGGCACCAAATAATCTGCATCAAACGTTGTTTTGTGTGTGAAATTACGTTCGAAAGAAGACCGCGGAATATCCGCGGCCGGTACTTCTGCGAAACTATGATACTTGTTCGCCATCTTTTGTTTCTCCTTTGTTTGCTAAATCTTCCAAGTAGTATTTGCGCTCTGGCGCTTTCAATAAATGAATAATACCCGAATTATCGTCAAACTCTCCAATCTCAAAAACTGAAAGGTCTTTTCTATATTTATACAACTCGCTCTGCTTATTATCAAGCGCGTCCATTACTCCACGCAATAACGTGCCTTCTGATACCTCGAAAACTGGGTTGTGAAAAATGCCTGCTGCTGAATCATAAATTGAATATATTTTCTTAATCATTTTTAAATTCTCCTAATAAGTTTGTTTAGTCTGGCTTCTTGGCACTTCTCACGTGCCAGTAGCCTTTCTTCGCTTTGCTCATCTAAATGTTTATCAAGTGATAAAAGTCTATTGTGTTTAACTTCTTCCCATAAGAACGGGGCCTCCTTTTCTAGTAAATCTAAATAATAATTAGGTGTTTTCACCTTTTTACCATCTGCATTAACGCAGTAGTCATGCGGGAAAACGTCTGACATGTACTTATCAAACCAAGGCTTGCCTATCCCTGGCTTACGACTCATACATGAGAACTCTGGCTTGACTTGTACTATTTCACCCGTGTCCGGTATCACTCTCTTGTAGTGTTCCTCGGCTTCTTCTCCGGTGATTTTCTTCATGCAATAGCGAGCTACGTAAGCAGCAGACTGAAAAGTTACTTCTCCTATTGTAACAAAGCCCTTTCCCCAAGTTTTCTCAAGGAATGGGCTTTTATAAAGTTTCTGGTTCATATGATTACAGCCTATCACCTCAAGGTCATCAGGCATATACCCAAACAATATTGCATGGTAATGCGGTCTAAAGTTTTCTTCGCCATATTCACCGCACATGTAAAACCTAATTTTCTGCTTAGTGTATTTTCTGAGCCTTTTCATAAACAACTGATAATCTCTGTAATTTAGTGACCAGTCTTCCGGTAGGTTTTCCTGATTATAGGTTAGTGTTACAAAACAGTTATTTTCATGCATCTGGGCCTCGTGGCAACACCTTATAGCCCATTGGCGTGAGCGACTAATGCGACAGCCAATACACTGGCCACAAGCGACAGTAATAGTCCTGCCGCCATCACTTTCCTTCGGATTAAAAGTAATGCCGCCATTTTTAGCCCTAAACGCATCAATTGGCTTATAACAGGCCATTTCATAACCAAACCTATAAACGGTATCCACCGCGCATAATACGCGCAGGAACAAAGTTCTTTTTGTGTACTCCAGTGGCCTTTTTAAACATGGCTTGAGAGCCTTTGCGGGTTAATTTACGTCGTTTCATGATTGCACTCCTTAATTATTGACTCGCTTGCGCTCGTGAGTGACTTGGTGTCACTCAGCACAGTTAACATCAAGTAGGTTAACTGTGCTTGCTATGGAAGTCAAACTTTTGACTTCCATTCCACTACTTCTTTAAGTAGTACTATCTGGATTTTCTGCTGGCGCTGTACCTGCCTGAGCACTTGCACCTGGATCTTCTGTAGCGACAGCATTTGAACGGCCAAATCCTGTATTATTTGGGTCTGCTCCTTCTGGCTCCGCAAGGCCAAGCTCACGCGCTTCGGCCAAGTTATCAGGGTTCGTAATAAAGTTAATAAATTCGCCAGCATCGTTATTAAACCGTTGTCTTATTTTAGCAGGTAAATCCATAAACATTTGATTAGCCGCAGTAATGCGGTTCATCACTTCATGATAGTTTAAGTCCTCAAAATCTCCATAATGCATACCATGGGCCGCTACATGGTCAATAATACCAGTACGAATGTACTTGGCCATAATATTATTAATATCCACCTCATCTTTAAAGTGTTGTTGTACTGGTGATTCATCACCAGTTTCTGTTTTGGGTTTCACGCGTTCACCATACGGTTTCTGAAATTTAGGCATCTTAGTGTCTCCTTAGTTTATTTAGGGTTAATATCTCCGATGGGATCTACCTTACTG